AATCAAAAAATTCCACGGCTTTCTCTTTGGTTGCATCCCATAATCCTGCAAACATTTTCTTTAAAGAAAATACACCTTCTTCAGTAGTTCCTATCTTTTTTATCCAATCTATAAACTCTATTGCAGTATCCCGAACCCATTTCAATATACCACCTACATGCTTTTCAATAAATTTTGCAGCTTTTCCTGCCATTTTAAATTCACCACTTATATCACCAGAAAATCCCATTATTTTCATAAGATACTTTCCAATAGGTGTAATATATTGCATATACAGTTTACGAAATGTATTTACAATAGCTCCCCAAATTTTTTGTAAATTAGCACTTATTTTATTTTTTTTCTCATGTTCCAGCCGTTCTTCATAAGTCATTCTAGCAAGTGTGCCTTCTGCGGCTACCATTTTAGTCAAATCTGTAAGTGATAATCCGGCCGCCTCTGCCAGGGCTTCTCGTTGAAATAGATTCATAGCTGTAAAGTCGGCTTCTGAACCAACTTGTTTCATAATTGCTTTCATTGCCTTTTCATGTTTTCCCTCAAAAAACAATCTTCTAGCATGGTCCATATTAACAGACCGTCCTAACAATACTGAAGCTTCCATTTCAGCGTTTATTGATGTTTCCCAATCTAATAATTTTTCTGCAGAACCACTGATAGTAGACATACTCATACCTAATCTCTTTGCCCATGCGGCCGCTTTAAATATATTTTTACCACCATCTTTCATATGTCCTGCGAAAAAGTCTGTATCGGCTGCTATTTCTTCCATAACTTTACCAACTGGAATTCCACTTTTTTGAAGAACTTTCATTTCCTTACCCATGTCTGCCATTAAAACATCTTTAGTTGAATCTGATGTTGCTGCCATAATAGCAGCAAGTTGTCCCGCGGCGGTAGCTGATACTCCATAAGTTCTTTCTAAATCTGACGCAATTGATACTGCCCTTTCGGTTTCTTTATTTACAACACCCCATTCAGTCACAAGATCCTGTGCTCTTTTCCAAGAATCTTCCATTTTTTCACCATACATAAATCCACCAGCGGCCGCTTCTCGTGTAGCCATATTTAAAGATATGGCATGACCAACACCAATACCAAGTTCTTTTTGCATTGCAAATCCAGACTTTACCATTCCAAATAGAATTTTTGATGCTATAGCAAGTCCAACAACAATGCCAAGTACAATAACTTTGGCAATTCCTTTAATAACCTTTACAATTAATTTAAAAGCTCCCCCAATGACCCCTCCAATAAGTCCACCAACTTTCTTAATAGGACCTGGAAGTATATTAATTATACCCTTTCCAATATTTGCAATACCACCTAAAAATTTATCCCGAAACAAGAAAATTGCCTTATCTGAAATAGCTTTAAAAGGAGAAAAGAGTTTTGCAAAGAACCCTTTTTTGGGTTTTTCTTTTGCTTCCTCTGTAGCATCTTTAGATTTATCCTTTACTCCTGCCTTTCCATCTTCAAATCCTTCTTGCCATTCTTTTCCTTCATCATATCCTGCAGGATAACCTGTATCACGGCCTCCTCCTGCCTCCTTAGATAAATCACCACTTTGATATTTTTGGTATGCTGCTGACCTTTGTTCTGATGTTGTCGGGCCTTCCTGAGACTCAGCATATGCAGTTTGAAATTGATTCCAATCCATTCCGGCCTCAAAAGATTGATCTTCTGGACCCCCCATAACAGGAGAAATTTTTTCTTTTCCTTTCCAAAGCTTCATAAACCCTTCCGTCATTTTCTTTCCTGCTCTATCAACTCCAATTAATTCTGCAATCATATCTCCAAATGGCATTTTTCTAATTAATGAATCTAGTGCCTCAAAAGGTTTAACCATTTCCTTTGCCGCGGCTGTAAGTTTTTTATTAAGTATAACATTTTCGTCATTAACCTTTTTGGCCGCCTCCAATGCTTTCAAGGTGGCCTGATATTTTTCTCCTGCCTCTCCTTCATGCATCGCTACCATTTTTTTAGCGGTGGCTATTTGTTTAGTAAGGTCATGGTTTTGAAATTCTTCAGTTCCTATATTCGCTGTCTGTTCATATATATCATGTATAATCGGAACAGAGCTTACCAACTGGTTATGATATTTTTTCTGTAAAGCAGTCATCCCCTTCGTAGATTGTGTTAGGTCATGGGCCATACCTATCCAATTTTTTTGAACACCTTCAATGTGGTGAGCGGCCTTCCCTTGCAATTTCATCCCTTCAGCAATTTCAAGTCCCAAATCTGCAATTTCTTGAAAATCAGCTTTTTGTTGGGATGCTGATTCTGTGGCTGCATCGTCTGCTTTCTTTTTCTTTGCCGCGGCCGCCTCTGCTTTTTTATTTCGTTTTTCCTCTATTTCAAGAATTTTTTCAGCTTCACGTCTTTCTGCAACCATATTATCGATTTCTTCTCTCGACATCTTTGCAATCTTTTCCTTATTATTTAAAATGAGGTCTAAGGTTGTTTTTAACTTTTTTGCTTCTTCAAGTGTCAATTGTGCCATAATATATGAACTTTGGTTTAGATTGTGTTATATTTTGAAATGAATAAGTAATTCTTTGTAATAATTATGATATAGGTCTATAATGCTTTTTAATAAGAGCAGCGTATTCGGGGTCCCTTTTTTCTCTGTCGGTAACATACTTGTACATATCATCATAAGCATCATCCACATCCTGTGCAAGTTTTTGCAACTCTGGATCAAATTGTAATATTTTCATAACCCTTCTAGCGTATCCTTTTCCGATAGCACTAAAAATTCCTCCAAAGAACTTGTCCAGTATCCCTTCTTTAATGATATATCTTGGCATTTACGATCTCCATATATTATAAATAAAACTATTGAATAGACTTATTCATTAATAAATATAAGATTTTTTACTTTTTGACTCGGGGAGGCCTGGAAATTCCTTTAGATTTTCCACTAGCTTTAGTATGAGCGTCTGCTTCTTCTTTAAGAGATTTTTCTACTTGTTTTAAATAGAATCGCCGGAGAAAAACCGGCATGGTGTATACTTCAGAATGGGTGAACCCACCCTTTCCAAAATAACATAGTTGATATATTTCGGTATGTATTAAAGGTCTACTTTCGGGACGAAGGCCAAAAAAACTGAACGGTCATTGGGACCGTCATCTCCTCTTCATAATCACATGATTCACAGGTATAGAAATATTGCATATTAACATCTGGAGAAATTTTTGTTAATTGTTCTCTGAGTGCCCACGAGTCTTGTGATAAAAATTCATTGTCTACAAAACTATTAACTTTGGCTCTATCTGTTTCTCCATCCACAGATAAAATTGCTCTTTTCATTCTCGTAGTAACTTCTGGATCAATCTGGCCACCACCTGAAATCTTTTTGAGCGATTTAATTTCGGCTGTAACATTTTTTTCATCTAACTGTGCAGCAATTTTAAATGTAACTGATCGTTTAGAAATAGGTAGTTCAAAATTAAACTCATTTACACCCTTTTTAAAAAGTGAATGATCTATTTCCTTATCCTTTAATTGAGTTAAATCAATATCCTCATTAATTTTCTCTTGACACTGAGGACAATTAACTTCAAATTCATATTTTTTTCCATATCCCAAAACTCTTGCCGCTATCATCAATGCATTTTTATCACCAATAAGAATTTCATCTAAATTAATATCTGGATTAACAATTAAAGACTCTAATAAATGATCAATAACCAAGCCCTTCCGAATAAGATTTTGAGATGTCAAAATATCTTCTTCTTTTGCGGTCATATATTTAATTTCTACTTCTCCACTTGATAAAGGTGATTCCTTTGAATAAAGTATACCTTTTGATGGCAAACTTACCATCTCAGTTGGAAATTGGCGTTTTTCTTCTGCCATGATTTATCTCCTTTGTATTTTTTATTGAATAGTATTTAGTAACCTATACAATATAACCAATTAAAAAACTAACTGGGGATATTAAAATCCCCAGTTTAAATTATTGTTTGGGTGCTGCAAATTTCTCGGCTGCGGTTACACCTAACCCAACTACTGTAATGTACATAAAACATTGAAGTATTTGGTCTTTAATATCAAAACCACCAAATGTATTTGCTCCCCAAGAACAAACTAACATTACGAAAGATGCAAATCCAATAAATCTCTTGCTCGAAATTTTTGCATCGTCTGATAGCATCTGTGTAATAAAACTCATGTTTTCCTCCTTAGAATTGTAGGATAGCGTAATCGTATCTTAATGTAAGAGTAACTTCTGCTGGGTCGGTAGTATTTGACCAATCCAAATCATTAAAATTTGCATTTAATATCCAAGTTCCCTTTAATGTCCATTCTTCAACTTTATCACCAACGGGTCCTAAAACATTAATAGTTACATCTTTTTTATAAAAATCTGTATAACCATCTCTACCCGTAACAGATTCATGTCCCAATCTTACCCATTCCATAACTGCCTGTGCGGCGGATGGTACAACGGGGTCATATAAAGTAATTTCTAATTCTTCCCATGTTCCTTTACCTTTTACAAATCTTTTTACATTAATGTGATCTAGTTCAATGGCTTCAAAGGCAATTGAAGGTCTGTTAGCTGTTTTTATGAGATAAGCTGGTATCCCTTCAATGTACATGATGTATCGGTTTTTCGTTTTCGGTTCAAACGGTGTGAACATAATTTCAGAAGGATCTAATAGTTCTGGCATCTTTAATCTCCAATAAGTTTAATTCTTCAACTATAAATATCAATTTTATAAAAAATCATCATATTCATTTTTCATAGTTTTTTTGAAGTTTTATATTAACTTCATATATAAATATATCGGGCAACAAAAAACCCTTCAAAAAAGAAGGGTTTTTCATTTATTAATCTATATGATTAAACTTACGCTGGGAAAGTTGCTCCCGTTGGTAATACTACGAAGTCCAATACAATAAATTCAGCTGTCCGTGTTGGTTGGATAAATATCTGACCAACAAGTTGATTTCTATCAACAACATCTGGAGTATTATTGGTATCATCCATTACTACTCTAAACGCGGATAGACCTGCATTTGATTGTACTGATTCTAAGAACGGATTCACAATGTTAAGGAATCTATTTCTTGTTGCAGTACTATTTTGTTCAAAGACTAAGTATCTACTTGCAGAAGCGATAAACTTCTTCAGTTTGATTAACAATCTACGAACATTCACACGGTCAAGTGCTGATGGTCTTGCTTGGAGTGTTTTCTGTCCCCAAACTACCACACCCTGACCTGGGAAAGAAGCGATTGGATTAACTCTTTCTTCATAGAGAGTATCTCTTTCATCATGAGTTAATCTTGTTTGTGCTTCAAGTACAGTTGTTAAACCACCACGATTCAAACCTGCTGGTGCGAACCATTCGTGTGCTACTTTATCTGTGTAAGCGATTACACCAGGTAACACAACTGAAGGTGGGACCCAAACAGGTAGTGCCGTATTCCTATCAACAATCTTTACCCAAGGATAATAGGTTGCCGCGTAGTTTGTATCAAGTGCGGTAATTGCCGCAGTTGCAGTTGCTATTGTATCACCATGTTTAGTACAATCCAATACATAAAATGCATCACCACGTTCTTCCATCTTACTAATAGCGTGATTAGTTACACTATTATGTAATCCGTGAATAATACCAGGGGTTACTAACATATTGATATCAAACTCATCAGGATTACTAATTGCGTTAATAGCTTTCTTGTAAGCTACTGTACCACCAGTCGAAGTAGTTGAACAATCAAATCCCATTGTATTTGTAGTTACAATGTTATCTTTTGTGTACCTTGGAGCTGCTGGATTCACACTATTAAATCCACCTTGAAATGGAACAACAAATTGTCTTTGTTTAATATGAGAAAGATCAAGTGTTACAGCTTCAGTTTCATCTGAATAAGTAGTACTCGTTATAGACGCAGGTGCGTATGCTGAACCAGACATATGTTCAAGACTCATACTCGTATGTGAACCATCCCCAAAGGAATTTACGGGTGCTAAATATTCTTTAGCATCTAAGTTTCTGTAATTGTGTCCGTAGAGAGTGGCTGCATCCCATTCTCCCATAGGTAAACCATTATCAGCGGGTTGTCCTAACTTATCTTGAGTCGTGTTAAAGTCCCAAGTTGGAACATTTGTATCATCACTACCATATGGATTTTGAATTGCTGCATGTCCCATTGGGACCATTGATGCAGGTACAGCGTTATCTGAAATTGCTGTATAATCAGATACATAAATATGTCTAGACATATTTGGCCAATCACCGTTGTAAGTGAGTTTACCATCTGAATCTATTGTTACATATCTATCACCAATTCGTCTTGCAAAATAATTAGTACTCGTAGGATCAAAATTTAAATTATGCCAAGATTCTATTGGATTATCTTCACCACTCCAATTCGTAGTTAATCCAGTTGTTCTCACTTCTAACGAAAATGAACCAAAATCAGTACCTGCAATTGTTCCTGCTTTCTTAACATTTGTTATCGCAATCTTATATTTCAAGTTTACATCACTACCATGTGAACGAGTATTAACTTTAAATAAGTTATATCGTGATTCATTAACCAACTGTGATTGAATATATGGTGTTGATGCGTTATTGTATGTTGTTGCCAAACCCAAACTACCACTATGTAGTGTTATCTCCGAACTATCAGTCAGACCTATCGTAGTTTGTTCAGACCTAAAGTTCTTATACAAATATGCAGCTACGGTATCTTGACCAGATTTCTGAGTCTGTGCAGACGCTCCATAAGAGCTGTCTGGTGCCGAATCATGTGCAAATACGTCAGCAATATAGGTTGAAGTGGGAGAACTTCCGGTATTAAATCCGAAAGTGTAAGAAGTAGATGTCAAACCCTTTGCTCCCCAATTACTACCACTCAATGTTAATACGGTTGTTCCAACAGTATCACTTCCAGCCAATGATGATCCTGCTAACTCTGCAGTACCATCTGAACCACCACGAGATGGTGCTAAAACTGCTAATGCATTTCCAGTTCCACTTCCACCAGTAAAAGTCGACTCAAGAAGAAGTCCGCCTTCGAACCCGGTGACGGCCGCGAGAACGGATGCCACATTTCCAGCCGTACCTACATCGTCCATTGTAAGAGTAACTTGAGTATCACTTGAACCTTCTGCTGCAGTAATACCAAGCGTTCCAGCTGTAAGAACTGAATTGACGGCTGCGGTTCCATATCCTACTGCAGCGTTGGCGGTTCCATTAATAGCGTCGGTAACCGCGGCTTGTTTGAGGGCATCTGTACTT